ATATCGAGTAGGTCTTACCTTCAAAAATAAGCTCCTCCTCGTCCTTATAATCGAATATGGACATAACGAAACGAAGGTCGGGCTTTAACCCTTGGGCGCCGCCTTGGAAAAACTCGGCGCTGGTCACGCTTGAGACGTCGCAGTAAACTTTCCGCTCCGTCTTAATTGGCCTGTCAACGCCGTATTGGTCTTTCTCGTAGGTGACGGATTTCAGATAGATAATATTGGTTTTATCCATCGTCCACGCCCCAATTTGTCAGCCCGGTGCTCATGCCGATTTGCGCCTTTTTTTCATCGTAAGCGCGTTTCATGCGATCATATTCGCCGTCCGCCAATGATCCGAAATGCAGCCGAACATACATCAAAACCGCCGTGATAACTTCGGGATTGTCCTCCAAGCCTTCGGCCCCGGAAAACCCGCCGTGTGTTAAATCTCTGTAAGCGTCGTCAATGTAGCCCTGTATTTCGGCTTCAAGTGCGGCGTCGTTTGTGGTAATTCGAAGCGCCGTTTTCGCCCTTTCCAAAATCGTCATTTTATCACCCTATTCTGTTCCTTTGAAGGAACAGCGATTAAAATCTTTTTCTCATTCATTTTTAGTTTACCTTATTAGCCCTTAACGAGCTTGACAAAGCAACCGGGGCCGACAACGCCAAGGGCCACAAACTCGCGGCCCACGATCTTGACAAGGTCTGCCTCGGCAAGGGAAGTATCGTCGAATTTAATCCGAATTTCCTGCCCGTTCGGGAAGTTGGCCTGTGCGCCTTCGCCAAGGTCGCCGATAATTGCGAAGGTATCGCCGGAGCTTGCAGCGGAAAAGGATTTAAGGGCGCTTGTATATTCGCGATCCAGTCCCTCGAAAATGTCGGTTGCAAAGTTTCCGTCATACTGGACAGCTTTAAAGGCGGCTTCCGTTGCGCGGTTCATAATAATAACCACGTCGCGGGCGCTGTCGGACAGATTGCCGAGGCCTTCGGCCACAAGAGACTGCGAAATAGCAGTGGCGGAAATCACGGGGATTCCAACGGCGGTCGAAGTGCTTGCAGTCGGTGCGGAAACGATAGCGGTTACAAGCTGCTCGGATGCTTTCTTCGCGATCTGATAAGTTACCTCGTCGTAGATATAGTCGAGAAATGCCTCGCCGCCAAGGTCGAGGACTTCGTCGGAGATAGTGATCCATTTTTTAATGGATGCCGGGACAAGGGAAACAACGCCAAGCACGAGGGTTTCCTCGGTCGGTGCGGCTGCGCCTTCGGTGTGGACAACTGCGCCCGTGGCGGACAGTTCGAAGCCAACGCGAAGGTTTCCTTTGATATAGGTCTTACGAACGCGGTTCATGATTCCGTCGCGCTCCCATGCCTGTCTGACGCGCTCCTCAACGATAGAGGGAACGGGGACAACGCCGCCGCTGACATTTTCAGTCAGAAGGGCGCGGCACTCGGACGGGTCTTCGGTTTTGATATAGTTGGCAAATGCCTCGATATATTCGGCACTCTTACGGATTTCCATTACATCCATTTCTTTTGGTTCCTCCTGTTTGAAATCTTTCACGACTACGCCGTGAGCTTTTACTCTTTCCTCAAGAGCGGCGCGCTTTTCAATCTGCGCCTCGATTTCTGCCTTGCGGGCTTCCAGCTCGTCAACCTCGGAGGTAAGCGCGTCAATGTCTGCGTCCTCGGCGGTCATTTCGGACTGGATAGCGGTAAGGCGTTCCTCGATCTCTTCGAGGTTCATGTCTTTAATTTCCATGAGTTTAACGTCCTTTCATCAGTTTGATTCTGAGGTTTAACTCTTTGATCCGTCTCTCGCGTTCCAGTCGCTCCGCCTTCTCTTTTTCAATCTCTCCGTTGAAAAAGTCACGCATAGAAACGCCTATTTCCGTCCCGGGGTTTGCCGGATGGGAAACAGGCGATACGTCATAGAGTTTCTTTATGCGATAAATCACGCGGGTTTTTGTATCCCTCTCGTACTCGTCGCCGTCGTCCTCCACGACAAAAGCAAACGACATTTTTGGGTACATACCCTCGCGAATATCTTCGAAGATTCCACGGGCTTTTTCTGTTCTGCTCAAGTCTGCCCGGACGTGAAGCCCGTGATCGTCCGGGTAGAGCTGGATTGTGTTGTTTGAGGTACGGGCATAAACGGCGCCCTCGTGGTCGATTCTGAAAACAACGTCGCTCATGTCGGCGTTGCGGAAGGCCGCCGGGTCAATCCGTTCACTGTATTTTTCACCCTCGATTTCAAACAATACGTAAGGGTCAAAAGTGGAGGCATAGCCTTCCACGATATAACTATTTTCGCCTTCAGCTCTGAGCTGGATCTCTTCGGCGAAGTTTCTATATTCACGGTTGGTTTTCATTAGTCTGTCCTCCGTCCTGTTGGTCGTCTGTTGCGATGTATTCCGCTCGGATCCTGTAGGTCTGTCCCGCTCCATTAGGCAACGGCGGGAGGTTCCACATTTCCCTCACTTCGTCCGCGTTCATTGCGCCCCTGTCCATCATCTGTGTTGAGATGTTCAACTTCTCGGTGTTGCTGAGATACTGGAGCCGATTAGAGGACAACATAATGACGTTGTCTGTTTGCTCTCTCATGCTCAACAGCATCGAAGTAATAACCTCCGAAAACTGGATAGCAAACGGCTCGATTGCGGACTCATAGAAGGCGTTCCACTTGTCGCCGTATGCTTGGTTTTTCAGAATGTCAGCGTTAACGCCAAAATACTTCTCGACGTTGTCCTCGATTTGGAGCATTTGCTCGGCGTCGACTACGTAGTTTTTGGGGTCGATTTGCTTAATGTCGTTGTAGGTGCTGGGGAACAGGAGCAGGCCGCCGCCTTCTCCGTCCATGTTCTCTTGGTCAAAACGTTCCCGCTCTTTTTTGAGGTCTTCCGGTTTCGTGAAGTTTCCAACTTTGGCCATAAACTTATAGGCCGCCCGGGATTTGATGGCCTCTTTAATGCCCTTGTGCTGGAGGTCAATCAATGACATAGTGTCATCAAGCGCCCTGTTGGATTCTCCGAAGAAATCGTCTTTATACTGGAATTTCGTCATGATCCCGCAACGGGCATATTCCACAACAACGCGACGGTGTCCGTTAAAGTAATACTCAAGCCACGGTGTGCCGTCAGATTCGAGGATTTTACATTCGTTAGGAATGACCGGGTAAATCCCCACGGTATCGCCCAGCGCGTCCGTAACCGGGACGATAAAAAGCGTATTTTCGTTATCTAGGATTGTGGAGCATCTATAAAGGAATTGGCTCCACGTCTGATACTGGTTCGGCCGCTTTTTTAGCGTTGTCTGTAGCTTCGGATGTGCCGAGCCTATCCATTCAAATTTTAGCTTTGAAACGTGAATAGCACGTGCGTTGATCGCTGCCCGGACTAAATCGGATTCATATATTTTCCCGCCCCACGTTCTAAAAACGGGCTGGTAGGTCGTAAACGTTTTAAACGATTCGACGCGGCCGGGCGGTCTTTTCTCTTTTCCAAAAATTGTGTCAAGAAGTCCCATTTGTAATTAGTTCCCCTCGTTCTTTAATTGTTGCCCTATTTCCGTCCAATACTTACTGCGGACGGTGAGGGCGTCAATTACTGCGGCCGCCCCGTCTATGTGGGCGTTTGGGTTTAATTTAATCATGCGCTTTTTGCGCGTCTCTGCCTCCGTCTTCAAAGCGCAGTTAAGGAAATGCACCTTTAACAGATCGTTGTCGCCGATGTTAATAACTTTGTCCTTTGCCTTGCCTTCAAAGTCGGTGAGGATCGGGGACAAGTTCGTACCTTGAAATACGTCGTCCATGTGGAAACCGTATTGCTCCATGTCTTGGACTAGATACTGTGACGAGTAACGGTCATAACCCACCTTTAGCGGATAGATCCGATATTCCTCTATAAGCATCCGAAACCACGCAAAGCAATCATGATAATCAACGTAGTTCTCCCCGGACAGTGTTAACAACCCGCGTTGTATATAGATCTGATACGGGAGGCCGTCCCGCGCTGTGGCCTCTTCCAGTTTCGCAGCGGGCATAAAGAATTGACTGAAAACATAAATCACTCCGTCCTTTTCAATCAAACAACAACAGCTAGTGAGGTCGGTCGTCTGTGACAAGTCAATGCCGCCCACGGCGTACATATTGGAAAAGTCGGAGAGCTGCAACGGCTCCCCGGTAATATCTTGAACGGTCTTGGACGAGAGCCAAGCCGTGGAAGAATTCTGTTTGATGTTGCAATACTTGGTGAGGAATTCGTTTTTCTTCGAGAGGGATCCCTCCGCTATTGCAATTTGATTCAGAATGAAATCAACAGAGACGGAAACGCCAAGGTTTGGCAAGCTCTTTTGCAGCTCGCTTAAATCGTTCCAACGTTCCACGTCGTCGATCATATATAAAAAAGGCGCAAGCCGTTCCTCTTTGCTGTCGCCTAAAAGGAAACGAGTCGCACGTTTCATCAATTCGTCGTATATGCCCTCATTCTCATATCCAGCCGTTGTTATCGATACAATGAGCGGTTGCTTTCGTGCGCCTGTGGCGCTTGCCATGACTTCATATTGTTTAAGTCCAGCATCTCCCGGCCATGCGGCTATCTCGTCCGCCACGGTCAAATGAGGGTTAAAACCGTCTGACTTCTTCGAGGAAAAAGCAATGCGCTTTATTGTCGTATTCGTAGACGGGACGATGATGTCATATTTTTTCTTGGTCGCTATGGCCTTTAGTTCCGGCTCTGCCTCGATGCTGTTCCAAAAATCATCGAATACTAAATCGGTTTGGTCGAGCTTCGGAGCGAGGCAATAGGTGTCCGCTCCGTATTCTCCGTCCGCAAATACGCACGTTTCCATGATGCCGGAAGCTAGGAGCGTCTTCCCGGTCTTCCGTCCGATAACAACGAATACCTCCGTAAACTGACGCGCCCCGGTCTTGGTGTCAAGGATCCCGTAGACAACGGAGATTAAGGCCTTTTGCCACAACTCTAGCTTGATAAGCTGCGGAGCGAGTGCGCCCTTGGAATGATGGCAAAATGATTCAATAAACTTAACGGCCTTGTTTGCTTTCTTGAGGTTTAACTCCCAGCGTTTTGCCTCTATACCCGAAACAATGATCTCATAAAATCTATGGATCCATTCCCC